CTTTTTATATAAAAATATTAGCGATTTATCTACATGACGTATTATGTAAATACTCGCTTAAAACTTTTCATTTAATCTTTCTATTGCACATTTCCCAATAAACATCATTACATCTTAAGATTTAAAACATTTTACTAGCTTATAAAACTCAATATTTTAACCATTTAATTACTTTTTCTGCTCTGGAGAATCTATACTTTTCAACTGTTCCCTAAATATAATTTTTCGGTATAGTTAAATAAGAATCTAGCATTTCCAATATCTATACCATTTATCTTCTTTGCTACTTATGAAAATCAGTGCTAAAAATACTGTTTTTTGCTAAAAGTTTAGTTGTAGTAAACTAAAACCTCTAGTTTTACATCAAAATTATATTTCATTATTATCAACTCTTATATAGTTACTACTTATACTTTTTTGACTTTGTGAGTCATAACCCTATAATTGTACTCATATACCATTTTAACAAACACTTTTTGACCTCAAACTCTATATCTATTCCAATTACTGACATGTAGAATTGTCTTTGTTTCCAGGTTAAATCTGTTTATTATTTTTTTTATTTCTTTATTAGGTTTATATATACAAAACTACTAAACAAATTGAAATTACTTAATTTAAGACTAGTTTTAAAAAACAATACTTATGCTCCAAAACTATATAGATTACACATATCTTTAATTAGGCTTTTTTCCCTATATATAAATAGAAGGTATTTTCATTATTTTTTCCTATTTGCGATAGTGTTCTTTTTTGGAGCATATATGTTATAAAAAAATTAGAGCATACTGGATATTATTCCAGCTGCTCTCTTTTTATCTTTTCTATCTAGACCTACATACTTCATAGTTGTCTCTGGACTTTTATGCCCTAACTGCTTACTCACAAAAACTATATCATTAGTCATTTCATATAACCATGTAGCATAAGTTTTTCTTAAGCTATGTCCTGAAATATGTTCTATCCCTATTTCTTCACCAGTGTTCTTTAAAACTCTACTAAAAGACTTTGCTGTTATATACCCATACTCCCTATTTGAAGAAAATGCATATTCACTATTTTTCTTTCCTTTTACATAATCTTTTAGTGCTTTTTCTAACTCAGATCTAGGCTCTATTTCTGCATATCTCTTATTAGGTTTCTTTCTTTTTGAGTTTGGATTCTCCTTAATATGTGTTAGCCATGAGTTATATTGCTTTTTCTCTTGTATTAGGAAATTTCCATTTTGTATAGCCTCTCTTATGTCCCCTATCGTTAAATCAACTATATCTTGGAGTCTGTATCCTGTAGCTATCCCAACTAAAAATAATATTGAATTTCTTTCTGCATTAACTTTACTATTTTCTTGTAATTTATACTTAAACCTTTTGTAGTAATTATGTGGTATAGGGTTCGATGGCACCTTTAAATCGGCTTTATCTATTTCTTCAGTCAAATTGAAGTCTTTAATCATTATAATTCATCACCTCCTTTTTAAAATAAGGATGGAGACAAACTATTACATATTATATTTAATTTTCAATGTGCAATTTTAGGTATAGAAATAAGCCATTGGTCAGTCAAGTAATTAGCCTATTTAATAGTAAAGCGTATCTAGTACCTTTTTGCATATTCTTTTCTTCTTTACTATTTTGCAATAAAAAAGGATTAACTCACTAGATCGGAAATGAGCTAATCCTTTTTTATACACCGTTGCTATATTAATATTCTAACACATATTTTTTATCTTGATATTATCATAAATTTATCATTTTTTTATAACTTAAATTATCATAAATTTATCACAAAATTATCATTTAACTATAAGTGGCATCTTCTCCATATATGTAATATGCTAATAAATCAATTGCATCATCATGTTTTCTTCTTATGCTTATACTTGAATATCCTATATCTTTTGCTATTTTATCAAATGTAATTTTCTTATTGCTATTTAAATATCTTAAATTAATTATCGTTTTATACAATGCATTTAACTCTCTTGATTTTAATTCAAACATTCTTAAATCACTATCTATTTTATCTATCTCAGATTGTCTTAATGTGATTTGAGTATCATAGCTTATTATCATATCACTTATATCTTTAGTTCCTGGTCGGCTTTTTATATATAGTTCATTAAAATTAATTCCTCCATTTAAACTTTCTCTTTCTTTCAATAATTTTATTTCATCATTTAACATATTTTTTCTATTTATTTTCTTTCTTAAATCTTCTAGATATTCTTTTGTTTTTTTTATAAAATCTTTTTTTATGTTCATCCTCAGTTTCCTCCAAACTCTTATGTTTGTATCCTCCTGTATCCTTCATTAAATCCTCAAACTCCCAAAGTTTACGAGGTACAGAAGTTGCTTTTGATAAATATTCTGTTATATTCCTCATTTTTATCACCTTCTAAACGATCAATAGTCTGTTTACTAGTTTTTTCTTACATACTTCACATAAAATTATTGAATCATATATACTTATTTTTTCATTTAAAACCCTTATATCTATAAGATTGTTTCTACTTCCACAGGATCTACATTTACTATTTTTATCTTTATCGTCTAAAATCAATATCATAGTTTTATTTATCCTTCTCTTTTGTAATTGCATTTTTATTTTTTCTGTATTTATTTGCATAATATTTACTACAATATTTTGCATTTGGTTGAGTAGATTTAAATTCTTCGCCACAGTAAATACATTTTTTTATATACATTTAAACCATTCCTTTGCCATAGATATTTTTAGTTCGTTCTTTTTTTAGTTGCTTCCATTTTTCTATATTTGAATCACTAATATTAAATTGCTTTTTTAATTTTTCAATTACAATTTCAACATCTGCAATTTCTTCTGTTATATGATTTACATCTGCTTTATCTCTAAGTGCCTTTGATATTTATTTTTGTAATTCAGATAGCTCTTCCATTATTATTTAGTTATCATTATCAGTATATCAATACAAATGTACTGATAATGCTATGTATTCATGCTTATTTCTTAGTTAAAAGTTAACGCCTTTATTATCTTCGTTAACCTTCTTAAAAAATCCACATTCGCAACTTATAGTTATTATTTCATCCTTTAAATCAAACTTTAATTTTGTATCCTTTCAACTACTTCCACATTTTAGACACTTTTTATACTTTCTAGTTACATTAATAAATTTATTTCCATTCATTTTCAATCTCTCTTAACTATTTTTATTCTTATCTGCAATCCATACAAGTAATTCTAAGCCTCCCCATACTAGTGAAATATACCAAACTATTATCAATACGTCTTTTTTCATTCTCTGACCTTCTTATAAGTTAATTCCCACATTTTTCATGAGTTTCATATTATATTATTTAAGTTTATTTCTACTTTTAAATATTTCTATTGCTTCATTCCATGCTTCTTGAACTGTTATCCCTCTTTTTTTAGCTGCTTCTTCAGCTAACCTTCTTAAATTTTCTGCTTCTTCTAAAATGTTCATTTTTCTTAACTCCCATATATCCTATAATTTAATTCTTTTCCTTTAAACTCAAATCTATATTTAGCATCATTATCAAAGTTATTTGTCATTTCTACTATTCTGCTTGCTAATGCTTCATCTAATTCTAATAACTTACTTATAGATAACTCAGTTGTTATTATCATTGATTTTTTATTGTCATATCGATAATTTATAATGTCATACATTATTCTTAGCTCAGATCTTGCTCTACTGTAGTCACCTTTTTCAAATCCTTTGAATAAATCATCTATGAATAAAATTGTTACATTTCTATATTCATCTAATTTCTTATTGTAAAAATCTGTATCTGTCATATTGAACTTTAATTCATTTATATCTTTTGTATAACTCATGTACTTAACAGCATGTTTTTCTAAAAGTTTGTTACAAGTTGCTATTGCTAAATGTGTTTTCCCACTCCCAACTTGTCCTTGTAATATTAAAGATTTTTCTTTATCGAAATCTTGTATATACTTTATACATATATTTCTTGCTAAGTTTTGAGGTTCATTTTTAACTATGAATGTTTTAAATGTATTTTTACTTACTCTATCAGCTATACCGCTTCTTTCTAATCTCTCTTTTGCAAGTCGTATATCTCTACATTTACAAAATTTAACTGCATCATCTACAAATATATACTCTTTATCTTTACAAATTTTACATTTATAAATCAATTCCGAGTTCTCTTGCTGCTCTTTCTGCTTCCTCACTTGATATTGTTGTCTTATCCCTTCTATCCAAGTGTTGTTCATACTCTTTATACTTTCCATAACTTTCACCCTTATTTGGATTTTTTAATTTCTCATTTAAATATGCTTCAAATTTTGTTCCGAATAAAGTAGAAGGTCTCAAATATTGATCCATCTTAGGATCATCTTTCCAAGTGCACACTTTATTCTCTATTACCTTATAAAACTCTTCTAACTTATATCCTTCATTTATCCTAGCTTTTATTAGTTGTTGAGTTTTTTTTGAAGAACTCTTATAACTTTTATTAGCTAAAGTATTTAATTTGTCTATTACAAGACAATATATATTATTATTAATTGTATTATTAAGATATGTATTATTATCTTCACACTTTTCCGAATACCCCTCTTCGGTTTCTCGAGTACACCTGTCGGAATCTCGAATATCCCCCTTCGGCTTTTCGAATATCTTTATAATTCTTTTATCTATAGCTTTAGAGTTTTCTTTATAAATATATGAGATTTTAACAAATCCCTTTTTCTCTAAAGACTTTATTATTTCAGAACATCTATTTTTCGATAGTTTAAAAAAATTAGCAAAGTATTCATTACTTGCAAAACATCCATCATTATTATCTAAACTTTCTATTTCAACCAAAAATACTTTTTCTTGAATATTAAGTATCTCATTTAGCCAAATTTCTTTTGGTATCCAGATTCCTTTAAACCCTCTTTCCATTATCTAAATCTCCTAACTTATAACAATTGCCATAGGCACAAGTCGTTCTGCATTGAACAAAGTATTTTCAACATCTACTAAATCTTCATTAGCTCCATATATAACATCTTGCAATGCTTCAAATTCATTTTTTACATTTGCAAGCTCAATTTCTATTTGCGATTGATCTTCTGTATCTATTGCAGATTCTAAATTCTCTATTTTTCTTTCAAAACATTTCAATTCAGCTATTACTTGCTTTAACATACTAAATCTCCTCTACTTCCATATTTATTAATTAAATTTATTTCTTCTTCTAAAAACATAGGTAATCTATAATTTTCAACTGATTGTAAGGCTTGTTCTAATTGTCTACGTTTAATTGCCTTATATGAAGTTACTCCAAACTCCCTTCTCAACTGTCTATATATATCGGAGTAAACTTTACTTCTAAGGCTTTTATTCTTATAAGAAATACTATTTTTACCTTTCAAAACTTCTGTTCCAACTTTTCTAACAAGCCTTGTTACCTCTTCACATTCAACTGTGAATAATGGTATTTCTTCTTTAAAACCTTGTAGGTCTTCCTTAACTTCAATTATGTCTTCTTCCATAAGTTGCTGTTTCTTGTCTATAGTTAATATCGCTTGGAGCTCTTTACTTAAATTTAAATAAGGATTAGTCTTTAATCTAAGTTCCTTTAACATTTTCTTTACTTGCTTTTTAAATTGTTTTGCAATTGGCTTTCTACTTTGCATTAGCAATTCATATAGTCCATCTTCTGTTAAGAACCACATCTCTCTTCTTTGCCCTGATACGTATAATGTACGTTTTAGCTTTTCATCTTCGTCAACAAGGTTTACCATTCTAGATAAATCAGTATGTTCTATCCAGTTAGCAACGTCTTTAGCTAAAAAAATAGGATTATCTAAATCTCCATATATAGTTATTTCTTGTTCTAATATTTCTCTTTTATCTATTACTTTTAATTCCATTATTTAACCCTCCAAACTAAACTATTTTCATCAACTTTCAGACAGTCTTTGCACTTCTACAGCTCCTAACATCCTGTTTTTGTAGCCTTCAAATACTTCTTTGTTTCTATTTTTTAGTTCCAAAGCTATCTTTATAAATTCTTTAAAATCTTCTTTTTCTAAAATGTTATCCATATCAACACCTCTTATCTACTTTGTCGATTTTATAGTTTAATTTTATCGACTTTGTCGTTATAAGTCAATATTTTTTTGTAAATTTATCATTTTATAAGTTCATTTTATCGACTCTGTAGAATTTTTGTCGTATTTTTCTCCGTTATTATCGACAAAACTATATTTTTGCTTTATAATTATACCCGAGGTGAGATTATGGATGAGGAATTAAAGAAATTAAGAGAGGAGATGGGAAAAAGGCTCTACGAAATAAGAACAGAAAAAAGCCTATCTCAAAAAGCTTTTGGTGAAAAAATAGATCTTTCTCCAGATATGATTTCTCTACTTGAAAAAGGAAAAAGAAACTTTAGAGAGAGAGTTTTAAACGATATTTATAGAGAATATAAAGTTAGCAAAGAATGGTTTGAAACTGGAAAAGGTAATAAGTATGTAGATGTATTAACTCAATTTGATGAGTTTAATAATGCTGATCCTGATGTTCAAGAATTAGTAAGAATGTATATGCAATTAGATGATATATCCAGAGCTTATTATAAAAAAAGAATGCTTGAAGAATTAAATAAAAAATAGTAAAAAGGACTCGTTAATCGTAGTCCTTTTTATTTGAAGTTCTTTCTATGATCATTCCTTTTATAACAAAAAAATCATTATTATTTATTTTTTTTAATTCAGTAGCTATATTTATTAGATCTATTATTTCATCCTTTTCCATAAAATTGACACTCCTAATACTATTTTATAATTCTAAAGTTTCCCCTTATTTTGCCTATCAATTTAAACCTATTTTTATTTAAAAGTACAGTATCATTACTTCCATCTTGAAACTTTATCTCAATGTCTTCTTCATTTTTAAAGTATCTACCTAAAATTACTTTATTGTCATTGATAATACCTATAATTACACTTCCATTTTTAACTATATTACATCTATCAACTATAATATAATCATCTTTTAATACTCCGACTTCAATCAAATTATTATCATTAAGTTTAAATATAAAATTATCTGTTCCTATAACAAAGTTAGCTGGCAATTTTATATTTTCAACTATATTTTCTTTTAATCTAATTTTATGCTTTAAAAATTCAATTACTGGCAACTCGATAATCTCCTGATTCAACCCAGGTATCCATAAATCTGTATCATATTTCAAAACTTCGATCGCTCTAGGTTTCGTTGGATCTCTTTTTATATATCCTAATTCTTCAAGCTTATTCATATGGAAATGTACAGTTGATGTCGATCTTAAATCAACAGCTGCACAAATTTCTCTAACTGAAGGTGGATACCCAAATTTATTAATCTTCCATTTAATTGCTTCTAAAATCTTAGTTTGGTTTTTGCTTAATTCTAGCATTTGTATATTTCATCTCCCAATTAAAAATTATGTCTTATGAGCGAACTCTTGTTCGGTGTAATTACAAAAAAGATTACCATAATTTGTAATATGTGTCAAACCTACGTTCGATTTAAACTTGTTAAATATTTAATTCATCTCTATCTTATCAGAAACTTTGTTAAATGTGCAGTCAAAGTTATCCCATTTTTTTACATTTTTCGACTTTAATCCCGAAATTAACGTTATATAGGAGGGACTAAATTTATGTTAAGATTAAAAAGAAAAAGATTAATGATAAGTCAAATAGACGCTTGTAGAATTTTAGGTATTAGTAATACCTATCTTTCACTTATAGAAAATAAAAAAAGATTCAATATAAGTAATAGTTTATTCTCTGAAATATGTTTGCTTTACCAGATATCATCCGAAGAGTTAAAAATATTTTTAAATCAAGGCAATTAATTATTTATAAAAAATTATAGCTCAATTCGGGCTATAATTTGAATAATATATAAAAGCTTCTTAATTTGTATTAAACTCAGTTAGGAGGCTTTTATGTTTGGAAAACGACTTAAATTACTTAGAACTAACTTAAATTTAACTCAAAAACAACTTGGTGAAAATTTAAACTTATCACAACGAGCAATATCAAGTTATGAAAATAATCTTAGATTTCCAGATGAGCAAATCCTTAACTTGATTGCAGATTACTTTAATGTGTCAGTTGACTATTTGTTGGGTCGAACTGATATAAAAAATATTTATTTATATTTAAAAAAGTAGATCTATGTTTATAAAAATAACATAGATCTACTTTTTTAAATATTGATAATAATAAATAACTTTTAAAGTTAAAATTTAATATTTTAGTATTTATATTATTAAAAAAGAAAGAGAAAAAATCCTTTCTAGTATTTAAATAGTATTTAATAGTATTTAATAGTATTTAGGAACATCTAGACATATTGCAACAACTTAAGTGTAGAGCACTAAAGGTAACAATTTGATACTCAAAGGTAACAATTTGATACTCAAAGGTAACAATTTGATACTCAAAGGTAACAATTTGATACTTTAAAGGTAACAATTTGATACTTTAAAGGTAACGATGTTAAAAAGGTGTTGCCTTTAGTTTGTATATTAGCTATAATTGTCATAAAGAGAAAAAACATACTAATATTTGGGAGTTTTTTAAATAAAATTATAGGTATTAAATTAATGACTTTTTAGACATATGAAATAAAAGATGTAAATTTTATTTTTAAAGGTAACAATTTGATACTCTAAAAAGGGGAATTTTTATGAGTGAAATTATAATTAATGATAATTGTATAGATTTATTAATGCAATCTAAACAACTTGTACATACATCTTATGAAGTAACTGCAATACAAAATAGAATATTTTATTATTGTTTGCTAACAGCTCAGAAAGAAAAAAACGGAGAGTTAAGTTGTACTGTAAAATTAGAAGATTTAAAAAAACTTATTCCAAATAAGAATCAAAGAACTCTATCTAATATAAAGAAAACAATACAAATTTTAAAACAAACATCCTTAGAGTTTGAGAAAAGAGAAGATGGAGATACGATAGAGTGTGATTATAATCTAATTGCAGGAAGTGAGTATAATGTAAATAAGGAGACATTTGAAATAAAGCTTGCAGATAGGCTATATAGGCATTTAATAGACTATACAGTATATGCTCCTTTAAACTTGGATATATTAACTAAATTCAAAAGTTTTTATGCTCAAAGATTATATGAACTATTAAGACTTTGGAGTAGAACGGATACTTTAAAAGTTAAAAGTTTTAAAATTGAGCAGTTAAGATTTGTCTTAGGAGTAGAAGATAAATATCCTGCATATAAAAACTTTAAGCAAAGAGTATTAAATCAGGCTGTGAAAGAAATAAATCAGGTTGGAAATATGAAGGTAGATATTGAAGAAGTGAAAAATAGTAGAAGAGTAGATGAAATTAAATTTATGATATATGATTATGAAAAAAAGGTCTATTTTAAAAAAAATGCTCAAAATTCTATAGTTAGTGATGAGGATCATAATGAATCAAAAGAAATAGAAGTTGAAACCAAAGATAAAAAAGAAGAAATAAAAACATTTTATGTTCCAAATAAAAAACTGTTTACTCCAAAAACATTAGATAATTTCATAAGTGATTTTAAAGATTATGATTTTAAAGATAGTACATATAAAAAGTTATTACAAGAAGCAATTTTAATAGCTTTAGAAAAAGATGATGAAGAAAAGATTAAAGTTAAATCATATAAGTATTTTAAAGCTACATTAGAAAATAAGATAAAAAATATTTCAAATGTTAGTAATACAAAATCAGTAAAAACTAGATTTCATAATATAAATCAGACTTTTAATAAGTATAGCCCAGATGAATTAGAAAATAAATTGCAATATAGTCAAAAGGATAAATTTGAGGATTATTCAAAAACTAAGAACGATGAGCTTATAACTAGTGAATGGAAAGAATGGGAAAATAAAATAGGTTAGACAAAAGACACATTGATATGTGTCTTTTTATTTGTATAAATTTTTTTTGAATTTAAAATTAAATTATTTATAAAGTATTAAAACATTAATAATAATTTAATATCATAGTATTTTTAGATTATAGAAGGAATTTTTTTAGATTTATTGAATACTTATAATAAAAGTAAATATACATTTTATATAATTTAAAAATAATGTATAAAAAAATTAGTTATAACTTGTAAAAAATGTATATTTATATTAAAATAAAAAGTAATTTAAAATTAAATATAAATTAAAAATAAATTATTTATACATTATTTTTAATTTGAAAATAAATGAGGTGTAAATTATGAAAATATGTTCATTTTTCAATGTTAAAGGTGGAGTTGGGAAAACAACTCTTACAATACTTACAGCAATGAAATTAAGCAAAGAAGGAAAAAAAGTTTTACTTATAGATGCAGATACTCAAGCAAATTTGACTCAATTTTTATATAAAGTTGTGCATGAAGATAAGACATTATTCCAAATGCTAACTGAAAGTGCAACAGCAGATGAAGTTATTCTAAAAGGGATATTAGATCGCTTTGAAAATATAGATTTAATACCTAGCGATATAAGTTTAAGCGTACTATCTGAATACCTATCTACACAAATGGGAAGGGAAAAAGCTGTTTGGAGATGGTTTAAAAACAATATAGAATCAGTTGAAAAATATGATTATATATTTATAGATTTATCTCCTTCATATGACCTTATAGCTAGAAATTTCATGTTAATATCTGACTCAATTATTACACCAATAGAATACCAAGATATAGCCTCTATTAGAGGATGTGAATTATTCTATCAAAAGTTCAAACAAGACTTAGAATTTTTAGATATAGAATCAAATGTAAAAAGAGCTGTAGTTATAAATTCATATACAAGTAGAAAATTAAGCACTGGAGATTTATTTAATAAATACTTAGATGAGTTTGAAGATATAAAAAGAGATTTATTAGAAACAAAGATCAGCGATACAACTGTAGTTAAAAATGCGATATTAAATAATATGGACTTAGAAGATTATTGTAGAAAGCAAAAAAAGGCTCATAAAGTTAGAGAAGAGTTTAATAATTTAATAAAAGAATTAGAAGAAAAGGAAGTGTTATAAAAATGGCTTTAGATGTTTTTAAAGAAGATGTAAAAGATATAAAAATAAGAAAAAATGACTATCAATTAAAGGTAGATAAAGCTATAGAAAATAATATAAATGAAGAAGATCTAGTAGTTGGAACTTTAAATCTATTAGACCTGGAAGAAGAAAAAAAAATAGTAAAAACTCCACAAACTATATACTTAGAAGAAGAAGATTTAAAGCTTTTAAAGGCTGTATCTTCTATAAAAAATACAACTATAAGTAAAACTATAAGCAATATAATTAAAGTAGCTGTAGATACTACAAAAGCTAGTTTACCAGAAGGATTTGATATAGATAAGCAATCTATAAAATATGACAAAGATAATAAAGTAAAAAAAAATAAAAAATAAATTAAAGATAAAGTATAAATAATTTATTTTTGATTTATTTTTACTTTATCTTTAATTTATCTATGTAATCATCTTTATATAATTTAAAATTCTTCAGCAAATTCATTCCCCCTAAGCAGATATTGTTTATAAAAGATATTTTAACATTTTTAATAAATTTTGTATAAGAGAATATAGAGTATAAAATTTAATTAATTAAGTTTCAAAATAAAAAAAAACAACCAGTATATTACTGGTTGTTTTATTCTATAAATAAACTTTTTGCAGATGATTCTTTTCTTTCTTTATTCCTTTTTCTTAGATCATCCAAAGAAAAACCTTTTTGATTCATTTGAGGCTTTCTTTCCTCAATCAGTTCTAACAATTGTTGATCTTCTAAATGATTTAATGTATCCATTATATTATTAAAATATTCAAAATCCATTAAAACTGTATCAGGCTTATTATTTTTTATTACTAAAATATATGATTCATCTTTAACTTGTTTACTAACTTTACCAAAGTTTTTGCTTACATCTGAAGCAGACACCATGTTATTCTTCCATAATCTTCTCATAATTACCTCTCCTAATAGTTACTCTATTATATTCAATATTTATCTTAAAATTTTTATAAATTATTTATACTATTCTGCAAATTAAATATTAAAGATTTAATATTTAATAATGGACATTTTGTATTACTTGTCAACATTATTATAACCATAGTTATCAGAAAAAATCAATATAATTTAACGTCATTTTTTATGCAAAATTTTACAAAAAATTTTACGGATTAATTTACGTGAAAATATGTTTAAAATTTTCCTGCTATGTATTATAATATTACTTGAGTCTCATATAAATTTTTGTTTATAACGTACGACTCAAATTTTACGAAAGGAGCCTGTCTCAATGGATAGAAGCAGTAAAGTAAACATCTTACCTGAGGCTTGGGAAGACTATGAAAATCTAGATGATTCTTTAATAGATGAAGTTGAATATTACTTAACTAAATTAGAATCAAATAGACTTTTAGGACAAGCTTTAGAAGATAAAAATGGCAAAGAACTTTCTAATTGCAGAAAAATCTATTTTAATAAAGCTAGGCATAGAATAGTTTATTTTATAGATTCAGTAGGAACTATACATATATCTAATATAGTAGCTATAGGTCCAAGGGCAAATGAAGAAGTATATCTTTTAGCTCACACTAGACTTCAAAAGCTTAATTTAAAATAAGCTTAACTTTACAAATTGATCTTTATGATCGCATAAAAAAACACACACGCAAATAAAGGCTAGATTATAATTATTAAAAATCTAGCCTTTTTATAATTTCTTTATTTATAGTTCTTAAATTTACATATTATATATCCCATTTTTAAACTTTACATATCATAATTTTTCACATTATAATTATACTATCCTAAAATATTTAAATGAATAATAAGAACTTATTTTTAGAATACATAAAAATTATACATCTATGTTCTTTCTTTTTACATAAATTTGATAAATAAAATGCAGTAAAAATTTTTATTAGAATAAAGGTATTGAAAAAAATTCCGTAATATAAGATAGACTTCTTAGAAAGGTCTATGGGATGAAGTATTTTGAAAAATCAATAGTTGTAGGATGTTGTTTCGTAGGAATATTTATATTACAATTAATTTCTATGTCAATTCAACCTGCACCTGAACTAATCTTAAATTTATCTAATAAATTTTTTTATTTGATAAAACGTGTTGGGTTTGTAGTATTTGCGTTTGCGATTATAATGGATGGAATAAACTATAAACGATCTAGACACTAAAAAGAAGATGCTTTTAAAAGCATCTTCTTTATTCAATGATTTATAAAAAATAGGACTAACATATAGCTGACTTAATTTTTTTATTTTTTAACAAGACATAAAACCTATATTAATCTATATTTAAATTAGATTAGTCTTATATGGAAAATATTACTAAAAAGATTGATTTTTTATTTATATAACAATATTATAGTTATAGATTTTGTTTTAAAGAAAGGATACATATATGAAATTAAATAAACTACATATATCTTATTATATTTTAGCAATAACAATGCTTATTGTTTATGCAATTCCAAGTATTTCAAATTCATTTAAAAATGGTTTTTTTTTAGTAGGTATTGTTATAGCAATTATATATCAAGGTTTATTTAAAAACGAAAAAAAGAAATGAGATAAAATATCTCATTTCTTTTTTATAATATTACTTATAGATAACTCTACTATTTCTTGCAAAACTTGAAGATTGAGTTACATGGATGCAATATTCATATTCGAAACTAACGCCCTTACCTCTTGAAGCTGCACCTTCCCAGAAGTTTTTAAAACTACTTAGATGGCTTCCATATTGACTTAGGAAGAAACCTGGAACTGGCTTTTTACCTACAGCAGATAGGAATTTTAGTACATTCGTTGCAGATGAAAAATTATGAGCTTGATTAGCTATCTTTCTACAATCTGCTAAACTGTAATATACACTGATTTTTTGAACTTTATAAATTCCACACTTTCTACCTAAACACTTTCCGTCACATTTATATTTTCCTGGACATGATTTTCTAGCACTTCTAGCATAAGCATTACTTGTTACTGTTATATCTTGAACTGTAAATCCTTGCTCCTCTAATTTAGTTTTAACCAAATTAGAATACTCTTCTGCTGAAAGTGAATTAACATCAATACCTTCTAATAATTGATCAATTTCGCTTTGGAAATCAATTTGATTTTCCTGTGATATAGGCGCTGATTGCGTTAAATTTTCACTTTGAAATTCATTTGCAGATACTAAAGTTGGAACTGATAAAATTCCTAGCGCAACTAATACAGATACTTTTGTTTTTAAACTTTTACTCATAAATATATATACCCTCCAAAACTTTTAAATAAATTAATATTTACTTAAGTTTTTATATCATATTTAGCTTAAATTGTGTAAAAAATGGACTTAAATGCCAAAAAATGGGAGTGAAATGATAAATAATTTATATATATAATTTTTTTTATATATCAAAACATGTGTAGAGTTGACGAGCGAAAAACTAAAAAGTTTAATTTTTAGTTACAAAAACAAATTTCATTTTTATAGACATAAAACTGTATAGTTTTATGTCTGTTATTATATAAATGTTTAAATTTAAACGTTTTAACAACTTTAAAATATAGGTAGTCAGTTATTTTGTCAGTTACAAAAAGTTATCAACAGAAAATTACATAGTTATCAACAGTTTTTTAAGTGAATTAATAATTATTTATAGTTTTAATTTAAGAGAATATTTTTGAAAATAATTTAGTTAATTTTGGAAAAAAGTATTGACTCTATCACGTATACGTGATATAATATAAATATAGAAAGGAGGAATTAAGAAATGAGTAAAAAAAAGAAAAAGAAGAAAAAACAAAATAAGAAGAAAGCCAATTTCTTAGAAATTACTTTAATAGTTACAACTATATTAGCCAATATAGTAACTATAATAACTTTTATAAAAACTTTATAGAAGTTAAGGTTAAGAGGTCTAGCCACCTCTTAACTGATTGTTTTTTTTCTTTTTCTTAAAAATATTATACACCATTTCTTATAATAATAACATGAAAGATAGAACAAAAAAAATACTAATAATAGTAAATATAGTAACTATTATACTTTGTGTTTTAATACTTTTAAAATTAAAATAATAGGAGTTGAAAATATGTGTAGCTTTAAAGGTTTATATTCATTTGCAGAAGCAACTAAATTATGGGGATTAAAAGATTCTACATTAAGGAAAGCTGTTGAAACTGGAAAATTAGTAGCTGATGAAGATTGTAAAAAGTTTGGCAGAGATTGGGTAGTAAAAGAAACTTCAATGTTAAGAGAATATGGAGAACTAAAAAATAATGAATAAAGAAACGATATGCAAAGATAAAAATTGTAAGTTTTTCAAAACATGTTTAATAAAAGATGTTGAAATTCTTAAAAAATGTACAGGAAGAGAAAAAAAGGTTAAAGTTGAAAAGTAGTAGGAATTTTAATTCCTACTACTTTTTTATATTTTAAATAAAATTATTGTTAATTAGCTTAATAACAAAGCGTATTTAGAACTTTTATAAAAGTTCTAAATACTTAGTATTAACATAACCAAAACCTTTATTACCTTGGAACCCATGTATACCTACCCATCCATTTAAGCAATATCCTAAATCGACTATATCACCTTGTTTAAGAGTTCCTATAATCTTCGGCTCAGTAGTATCAACCCATCTATCATATCTTACATTTAACGCATTTGATAATACTCTAGCTTTTTTCCCATCATACTCACCATTTGCAAATTGTTCTCCTGTAGAATTATTTTCAATATATTTGACTCCTAAATGTTTACATATACCTTTAGTTATAGCTACTGCAAACTCTTCTTGCTTGTTATTTAGCAACTTAACATCATCTATATTATCTATAAATGCTAATTCAACTAAACATGCATCCATATTAGATTCTCTTACAACATGTAAATTGCCCTCTTTAACTCCTCTATCTAAATTATATAATCCAGCACTTTTTATTTCTGAATGTATAGAATCTGCCAATGATCTATATTTCAATTTATAACAATAAGTTTCTAATCCTTTAGCTGATGTATTAAATGAATTACAATGTATAGAAACAAATGCATCTGCACCCCAATTATTGGCATCATCTGTTCTATAGTTTAATGATTTAAATACATCAGTATCTCTCGACATCTTAACTTCTATTCCACACTTTTTACATTTTGATTCTACTTTTTTACCTACTATTAATACTATATTTTTTTCTAAAACATTGTTAACACCTATTGCTCCACTATCATATCCACCATGCCCACAGTCCACATATACTTTTTTCATTTTTAATTCCTCCTAAAATTTTATTTTTTATATTTAAAAAGGCAATAAAAAAAGACTTCAAAGAGTCTACGTTTTTATTGCCTTTTATTAACTTTAATTTAATTTATTTATTATCTTTTAACCCTTTTGTGCTAGGATCTACAAATACACCTATAATAGCAGCAGTTACAGCTACAACTGAAACTGGATTAGCTAATATATTTAATAAAGCATCTCCTAGTAAGTTCCAACTAGTTAGAGTTTTAAAATCTACTCCAGCAGAAGAGAATACAATTCCTCCTAGTCCTAACCAAAAATATGGATTTTTAAATCTATTTTTCATTTACAACATCTCCTTTTATTTAAATAACTGATTTTGTACTGCATAAAAAAAGAACCCTATAACACCACTACAAATAAAGCCAAAGCCCCATTTTAATGTATTTATAAGTCCTTCTATGCTCTTACATAAATTTTCTATTTGGATATCTCTTTTAGCATCGTTTTGTTCTAGTTTATCTAGCCTATCAGCGTGATTATTAATACGCCTTTCATGAACATCTATAATATGTTCTTTCACTTCTTCATTCATAAAATCTCCTAGTTATTTTAAATTTATTTTGTTATAACTTCTTTCATATTAATTTTTTTTGTTTCTAAATCAACATAAAACAAACCTTGATTATTAAAAATAGTTTCATTATATTCTACTATTACAAAGTCCCAAATTAGCTTATAATCTTCTCTATCGTATTCATTTACAAAGTAACTATCTATATTAGTTTCATAGTCAGCAATACATTTTATTATTCCAGTACTTTTTTGAAAAAACACTGTCATAACAGTTGGTCTATTTAATTCAAACATTAGTTTTATTCACTCCTTTAATACCAAATAAATATTTTTCCCCAAGCATAAGCGTCTTTATCATATCCTGCACCTCCAGCCCACTCGGATTTATAAAATACTTTCACACTCATTTCAACAGTTCCAGCTTGCCAATTGTAATTTCTACAGTCTACCTCATATCCTGATAAACATCGTCCATATGTAAGTGATATATTACCCATTTGCCATGCCAAATCACAGTGTTTTCCTCTAAAATAATCTCCTAGGTAAACAGTAAACCAAGTTCCATCACACTTACCTCTAGCATCAACGATTTTAACGTCTGTAATATAATGATAAGGCTTACTCATGCCATTTTCCCAATGTTCCAAACCTCGTGGGCTTAGTTGAGAATATGAGCCGTTATCGTGCTGAGCTGTAATACCTTCAATATCAATTCTAATTTTACTAGAATATATTTCATCTTCACACTTGCTATATTCTCTTAATCCACCTTTATTTACCATTATTCTTCCTATATAAAAAGTTCCAGGATTAATTGTATAGGCTATAAAAGTATGTTCATAACCAGTAGCAGTAAAAGTGAATGACCAACGCTTAAATCCAGGTTCATGTTTTAAAGTTATAACCTGTATACCTTCTATACCTATATTTGTTTCAAGGGGTTGTATTCTATCTGCTTCTGCATAAAAACTAACAGTATATTTTTCACCAGCAATAGTAGGGAATCTTTGATATATTCCCCCAATGCCATTACAAGAAATTGCTATCATTCTTCCATACCATTTATTTAAATGAGAACTAGCATTATAATCTATTGAGGGCCCATTGTGAAAATACCATTTATAACCTTCAGCATCGAAGTTGGAATTTGCAACTAAGTTAGGTGAACCACTTTGAGTTAACTTGAATTCAAAGCTCTCACTTAATTGAGTAAACTGAGACTGTGTAGTATATTTACTATCAGTTTCTCCTTTTGAGTAGAACTGTTTTGAAACTACTGAAATTATAGAGCTATCTGTTATTTTTTGTTCAGCTTCTCTTTTCCATGTTTCTAAAGAAACTACTTTACCATCTATATTAGTTTGTTTACTTTCTACATTAGAAACTCTGCTTGTTATACTAGATAGATTAACTTCTATTTCAGAAACTTTGTTAGTTACCTTATTAACAGAAGATTCTTTTGCAATTTTTAATGAATTAAGCCTATCTGTATTTACAATTGTAACTGGTGCAAAAGCATATACGTTATAAACAGTATTAGAATTACTCCAAACTAAATCAGAAGAGCCATTGTAATAAACTTTAGGATCTATTACTTGGTCTGATGCAAAATGATATATAGCTCCAGTAGTTCCTCCACCTCTTAAGAAGAAAGTATAACCCATACAGTGAACTGAAATATAACAATCTGCAAGTAATTGAGTATATTGAGATGAGTTTTCTAAAATAAATTCCTTGTAATCTGCTCCACCCCATCCGCCAAAATTGCCTTGCCATGTTAACATCAAACTACCTTTATGTGTCGAAGTATTCCAATCACTAGGAGCTTGATCACTAAAACTTCTCCATATTTTTATAGTCCTAAGTATATCTTGATTCCCGCCTATAATATAAACAGGATAATATTTATTACTATCACCATATATTATTAAGTCTTTAGTATAAGGCATACCATGTGGAGATATTAGCTTATTCATTTGTGTGTTCAATGATGTTGTAGTACTTTCTGTAGAAATAACTCTTTGTGTAATTCCTTTTAAATTAACATCCAACGTAGCAATATTAGACTTTACCGTAGTAACCTCTGTAGTTAAAGTTGTTATATTATTCTTATTGGCATTAGATGTATTTTGAGCACTTAAGGCTTTATCACTTGCTGTTTTAGCATCATTTATACCTTTTGTAGCATCTGATTGAGCTTGATTTACTTTACTTGAAATAGTAGTAGTTGTTGTTTCTAAAGAACTTACTTCTCCTTTAATTCCATTTAAACTAGTTTCAAGACTTGCTACTTTATTACTCATGCTTGTAACAGTACTATTATCTGCTTTTGTAGATACAGTTGTTGTTAAGTTAGATAAATCTTGTTTAATACTATCAGTTGTAATTTTTATTTCTGATTTAGCACTAGATATTTTTTCATCTGTTAAAATTTCTATATCCTCAGGAGCAGGTGTCCAATCTGTGGCTTTATTCCCAATTTCAACTTTTATATTTTTAACTAACACTCCCATTTTATTAGGAGCATATATCTCTACTTTATTGCTTATAGGATAATTTGAACCTCTATCTGTATTTGTAAATGTGTATCTGTAATACTTCCAAGCATTACCTAAAGCATTGTCTAAAGTAGTTGAAAAATAGAAATATCTTGGGTCTCCATTTTGATTATACATTTTTAATTGAGTCATTCCATTTGGACTCTTGGCATAAAAACTTATAGTAAATTCTTTACTTACAAAGTCTGCTGGGTTAAAAGTTAAATTATTTGAGAATTGAGTAAACCCTCCCACTCCTTGGTAATCATTTAATCTTACTTCTTGATTATTTTTATGACCTTTAAATAAGTTTCTACCACCAATTTCTATATCATTGATAGCATTAGTTAAATCAGTTTTACTTGAATAATTTTTAGTTAAATTAAGATTTATTTCATCGGCTTTAACATTTATAAGAGCATCAGTTTCAGTTTTTGTATAAGTTGTACTTTTATCAGCTTTAGTAGATACAGAAGTTTCTAAATTACTTACTTTACCAGTTATACTATTTAAGTTAGTTTCTAAGCTAGTAACCTTGTTACTTACGTTAGTAACAGTACTATTATCAGCTTTATTAGATATGGTTGAATTTAAGCTAGATACAGTTTGATTTATAGCATCAGTTGTAATTTTTATTTCTGCCTTAGCATTAGATATTTTTTCATCTGTTACCTTTTGAGTTTCATTTATAGACTTTTCAATATCACTTTGCTCTACTTTTAAAGATATTTGATTTTTTAATACATTAATATCAGAACTTTGGTTTTTGGTAATAGTATTTAAATCAGTTATTTTACTAGAGTTACTTGAAACACTAATTTTTGTACTCTCTAAGTCTCTTTGAACACTATTAACTTTAGTATCAACAGAGGTTATTTTGCCAGTTGCTTCATTTATTTGTGTTGTATGACTTCCTAATGTACTATTAATACTATTTACAGTTTGTACAGTACGATTGTAATCGTCTTTTAAAAGTATGGTTTGTCCATCTTTAACTATTTGTGTATTATTAATTGCTGTACTAATTTGACCTTGCATTACAGAAATAGTAGTAGATTGACTAGTTGTTATTTCTTTTAAACCAGTTATTTCTTCTCCTATATCCTCAGGAGCTGGAGACCAGTCTGTAGGTTTAGTTCCAAACTCTATTTTGGGCCTACCTACTTTTACCTCACCTGAGATAGTTCCTTGTACATATACTCCTCGTTGTGTGAAATCTATTATTTCTTTATCTAAGATAACCCATGTTTGAGATATTCTTTTTGACATTGTTTTTGGAACTTCGGTTAAATTTTCCCATACTCCTATATAATGTCGAGAACCATCTGCATAAACTATAGAAAATTCAGTACCTACTCTTCTACTACCAGAAGTGTTTGTTGCTGTAACATTAGTTAAGTTTACTTCAACAGAAACTGTTACTTTTCTATTTCTGATTTGTTTTAATGTATTTAAATCAAAATTGTAATTTTTATATCCTTCTTTTTCTATATAAAAATCAGTATCTAAAGCTAAATTTCTACCACCTATTTCTATATTTTGTACTTCAGTTTTAAGAGAATTAAAACTAACATCTAGAGTTTGATTAGTTCCATCTATTTGAATCTTAGAACTTTTTATAGTTGTAGATCCATTGTTTATGCTACTTACTACACTAGTAATATTTAGTTTGTTTCCATCTATATTTGCATTATCAGAAATCATTTCATTTCTAATTATTTTATCTTTAATACCATTAGCCTTTAACCCAGTAGCATCAAACATTAAGTTACCTTTATAATCCCAAATATACATATTATAGTCATTGCTAGCATCTTTTCCTATTTGGACTCTAACTCTAGCACTATCTCTTATTTGAATAGTATTGTCTGCTATAAGCATATTCCCGCTATTAGATGTAATCCTAAATTTATTTGTACTAATATCTCCAGCATTGACTTTAGATACATCTAAATTATCTATCATCGCATTAGTTATAAAGCCATTTGCAATAGTTAACTTGTCAGATGTAATTCCTCCAGCTTGGATATTTTCTGAGGACAAGTTCCCATTTACAAGGGTTTTGATATTTGCTAAATCTGAGTTTAAATTTGTTATATTTGCGTTAGTAGCTTGTAAATCTTTTATATCAGCTTTAGTAGCTTTTAACTCTGTGATAATTGCATTAGTAGCATTTAAATCATCTATATTAGCTTTTTTAGCTTGCAACTCAACTATTATTACATTAGTAGCATTTAATTGCTCTATACTTGCTTTTTTAGATAAACTTGTTTCAAAATTAGATACATTTCCTTCTAATACTTGTATAGTTGCATTTACAGCTTCTAATTGAGTTATACTAACTTTGCTTGCTTGTAAATCAGCTATGTATGCACTATGAGTTACAGTTAATTTATCTATTGTTGCTAAGTTTGAATTAAGTGTTCCAATTGTAGCTTCTACTGCCGTTAATTTTCCAGTTATATTTACATTTTGAGCTTCTAAATTATGTATCTTAGCATTTACAACCGTCAAGTTTGTAACTTTAATTACATTAGCTTCAAAGTCAGATATTTGTTTAGTCTCTATATTGTCTACAGTAGAACCATCTATAGTTCCATTATCAGTAGTTATATTATCTACTGTATCTGCTGCTTCCTGAAACTGAGTTTGAGTTTCTTCAAAACTTAATGTAGTATTAGCTAATTCTACAGTATCTAATTCATGTTCGTCTGGATGCTCTATAATCTTAACAATTCTTTGTTTGTCTCTAAATTTATTTTCTTTAGATATAAGAGTTATAGTATCTCCTAATTTAAAATCTAAGATATTTTTATATTTATCATTCAATTTAGCTAAGTTTAAAATTTCAGCAGAGTAAGATCTATAGGGTTTAGAGATTTCCTCTAACTTAGCAGAAGCATCTTCTTTTAAGTTTTCTATAACAGTATATCTTTCATCTTTCCAATAAAATGTTTTTATCTTATTAGAATACTGAAAATTTTCTACATAATCTTTTCCATTATTTATAGATGAAATTCTTAAGTCATCTTTGCCGATAGGAATTATTCTTGTATAGTAATCATAAGAGTTTCCTTGTATAGATAAATCTTTTAAGTTTAAAGAATCTATAAAATAAGCTCCTTTATCTTCTCCCAACTTTTCATAAACATCTATAGTTTTAGTTAATGTATTAAATACTAAATCACATCTATATATTTTTTTAATTTCTTTAATTATGTCTAAGCTAGAGCAATTACTTATACGAACAGTTCTTCTCTTTTTTAGATTACACATGCCTACAATCCAACCAGTGCCTGCTAGAGCTAAAGATAGAGCTTTATCGATAGTTTGTTCCTCACTTGCATAACGTTCAAAAGGCTGTCCCTCTAAATCTTCTAAGTTTAATATACATTTAAAACTTGTATATTCACTTCCTACATTTTTTTCTTTTACAATATATTCATTTTCTTTTGTGTCTAAATAACATTCTTCAACTATGTCAGAATGATATTTAGCTTTTTTAGGATAAGAAAAGCAGAGTGTTTTATCTCCACTCTGCAATTCACTTTCTATATATAAATTTTTATATTCAGTTAATCCTGCTATCTTTTTTTTATGTATATCCCGTAATTGTAGCAAAAAAATAATACCTCCTTTCTTTTAGAGTTTAAGAGGTATTACTCTTCTATCATATAATCTATTAGAATTAGCTCCGAAGGAGTTATATCCAAGTTGCTGTTTAATAAGTCATTTATATTAAACTTATGTATATCTATTTCAATTTCAATATCTAATAATTCATTTATAGATTTATTCCAATCATCTAAATTTTCATCATCTATTTTTAATTGATTATTTTCATCTATTTTGTTATTACCTTTTTCATCTTTAATACAATATTTATCTACTAACTTTTGTCTTTCTTTACTGTATATCTCTAATTCTTTTTCTATCTTAGATACATTTTTAGCTATAGCATAGCTAACTTTTATAGGTAATTGCTTATTAGTTAAAGTTCCTAAAAAATCCGCATCATTTACTATTTTTCTATTTGTTAATTTCATATTATTTAACCTCGCTTTCTGATTTATTTACTAGTTTATCTTGCTCAGAATACACTAAGTCTTCAAAATCTCTCATATCTTTTCTTACAACATCTTTGTTAGCATTGTATAGTTCTAAATTTTGTATATTTTTATTTATACTCTCGTTAGATGAACCCTCTGAATTTATTGTAGCATTCATATATACTACAACTTGTCCATCTATTATTGAATTTCCATTTATATTTATTGTTTTATTTGTTTTTAACATTTTTATTTTCCTCTCTTTTATATAAATCTTGGATTGTATTTAATTGTTATATTGCAAGTATCCTTACTTAATGTAATATTATTTTTTCCTGGAACTAAAAAAGGGAACTCCCACATATCAGTATCTTCAAATTTATTGATACCATCTTGAGTAACAGTTCCCTCTATTCCATCTATTATTATTGTTTTATTGCCTTTTAAGTTTTTAACTATCAAAGGATCTTCGCTTAAGCCAGTTATTTTTAAGTCAATCATATCTATAACTGGTGTAATTTCCATTATAATAGGAGTATTTGAATTACCTGATGAATCTATAGTTTTAGATGTAACTCTATTTATATTTTCTATAATTTCATCTTTAAAACAATATCCTAAAAATTTAAATTTTAAAATTTCATTTCCTGGCATTATATAGGTAATATCTGGTGTATCCTCTAAAAAAACAAAATATTTATAATCTATATCAATAAATTTTAATATAGATTTTTTAATTTTATATATTAATTTACTTTTCATAGTTTCAAGCTCATTGGCATCTTTACATATAATATCAATTTCCAATTCAATTTCTTTATAAGACTCAGTAAATTTATCATTTATATAGGGAAGTAAACTATACTTACTCCAGAAATTAAAATTTTCAAGTTTGGCAGTTTTTATTTTTCTAGACAATAGCTTTGCATTAAAACTACTTATATTTAAATTATCTATTAACAAACTTTATCTTCTCCTTTTTCCTGCTAATGCTAGCTTATTATCAACTATTTTATATGTAGCTTCTCCTATCATAGTACTATCCAATATATTTTGTATAGTGAAAAAATATCCAGATTCATTTGTTTTAGAAGAATTAGAATCTTGAGAAGTTCTATTAGTTACAATTAAATCACTTCCTTTTGATACAATAGAGCTGCCAAGAGAAGTAGATTCATATTGAACTTTAGCTTTCATTTCAGAAACAAGTCCATGTACTTTATCTTTAAACTTATCTTGCATCTTAGGAAATTGTTTAGACATACCTACTTCTGTACCCTCTACAGTATATTGTCCAACTGGAATCATTTTTCTAGCAGGAGAGTGGATTCCTAACGCAGCTTTTGCTCCATCTACTATTCCACCGAAAAAACTATTTACTTTACTTTTAAACCACCCTGCAGCTCCAGATATACCTTTCCACACACCTTCTACTATATTTCTTCCTATAGAAATCATTTTACCTGGAATAGACTGAACAGTATTAACAACAGCATCTACTAATAGTTTAGCAGCAGTTTTTCCAGCATTCCAAAGTCTACTTCCCCAAGCAACAACTTTAGATGTAGCTTGACACAGTTTTGAACATATTTTGCCAGGCAATTGAGATATATAGTTTATACAGTTTGAAACAAATTGGTTAGCTATAGTTTTAGCTCTTTCCCACATTTGAGAGCCCCAAGTAGATACTCTATTAATTGCATTGCATAACCAAGTCCATATCCTCCCAGGTAATTGAGATATGTAGTTTATACAGTTTGAAATAAATTGACTAGCTATAGTAGTAGCTTTTTCCCACATTTGAGACCCCCAAATAGATACTCTGTTTACTACATCACATAACCAAGTCCATATCCTCCCAGGTAGTTCTGAAAACCATGTACCCACACTTGCAATCCACATTGGAACATTAGTTTGTAAATATGTATAAACTTCAATTCCCCACATAATAAGCTTTGTTACAACAAAACCTAAAGCGAATCCAATTTTGGCTGGTAGCTCATTAAACCAATTAAATATGCTAGTGATCCAAGCAGGAATTGTTACTATAAAGAAGTTCCATACATTAGTACCCCAAGTCTGTAATGTAAGTAATGCATTATTAGCAAAGTCAACCACAGAAGTTTTCATGTTATTAAAGCCATTTACAAAGAACATTTTTATATTATTTACTAAGTTATCTATGAAGGTTCTGAAACCCTCGCAGTGTTTATATGCTAGCATAAAAGCACCTACAAATGGATTAACTATAAAAACTAAAATTTCTTTCCAATCTGTTTTAAAGAAATTAATTATTCCATTAAATACATTAGGGATTGTATCTGTAAAAAATGTAGATACTGAATTCCAAGCTGTAATACATGAATTTTTAATTGCTTCCCATAACCCTATCCAAAAACTTCTAAATCCTTCTGATGTACTCCATAAATAAATAAAAGCTCCTACCAATGCTCCTATAGCAATTACAATCCAGGTAATAGGACAGGCTAGAAACGCTAAGTTAGCTGCCCATTGTGCTGCTGCTTCTCCTAAAGTCGCTACTTCTAGTAATCCAAATACTACTGCTAATCCTTCTACAAAAGAAATAATACCAGTAATTATACTAAATGCTTTAAAAGCTAATACAACTCCACCTATAACTGTTGCTAAAAATGAAATGGGTCCGATGTTATCTATTATCCAACCTCCAAAATCTAAAAGAGCTGGGATAACAACACCAGTCAATACAGAAGCCATATTTGTAAAAAAGTCTACCAAAGGCTTTAATTGTGGGAACATAGTACTTATTGCATTTCCTATGCCTTCTTGTCCTACTAAGCTTGTAAACTCTTCTAATTTAGGCATTAGACTTTGTAAGTTATCTTTCATTTTATCAAATATTGGTTTAGCCAGTGCTCCAGCTAACATGGATAAGTTGTCCCCCAATGTTGACATCATACCTGAAAAAGTTTTTGATTGATTTTCCATAGCTCCAGTAGTTTTATTAGCTATACTATCTATTGCTTTATTATAAACATCAGCTGTAACTTTACCTTCACTGGCTAATTTTTTAACCTGAGAAACTGGTACTCCCATAACTTCTGCTAATGCCTTAAAGATTGGAATACCTCTATCCTGAAGAATATTTAAATCTTCAGTGTATGCAACTTGAGATTGTTGAACTTGAGAGTATTGTCTAACCATTTCTTTTAAACTATCTTCCTGTATTCCGAAAGCAGAACCCATGTTACCAAACTTAGTTAATTGATCAAACAGTGACTTCCCTTGAAATCCAGCATTAGTTAGCTGTTTGGCCATTGCATCGACTCCCATTTTACTAAATGGAGTTGCAGCTGCATATTTTTCAATGTCTTTCATCATCTGAGATGCTTTTGATTGACTTCCTAAGATAGTGGACCACGCAACTTGAGCTTGTTCTGACATAGCATTATAGCTTATCCCTGTCTTAACTACTTGGACAGCATAATCTTTGACTTTATCTAAAATAAATAATCCACCTATAGTAGCAGCACAGCTTTTTGCAATGGAGGATATAGATTGAATACTTCCTCTAACATCAGATGCTCCACGTCTACTACTACTTCCTATTTCACTCCAAGCTCTTCTCCAAGCCTGAGAAGAACTCATACCTGCTCTTCTATATTCATTAGCTAATCTATTCGCTTCCTGATATAAATCTCTAGTACCTCTTCTAGCACCAGAACTGTCTATTCTGGTATCAATTATAATAGTTCCATCTGACATATATCACCCTCCTTTCTTTCAAATCTGGGTATAAAAAAAGCACCTACTATTTTAAGTAAGTGCTATCTGTAACATAGATAAAATTCGTTGAGATACTTCATAGGCAGTCTTATAAATTAAGGAAGTTGATTTAGTAGGCGATGCTAATAAATTAATATAAATGTTTGGATTATTCATATCTCTAACAATTAATTTAATTTTTAGAGATGAAACTGTTCTTTCTGTTTTGCTTTTTCCCGTAACACCACCAACTACAGCTCCAACACCACCAAATAGAACCCCCCCAACCATAGCTCTGCCTAATCCACATTTGTTAACTATAGTTTTATCATTTTCAACCAATTCAAAGTCTATAATGTCTGAATAATTAAAAATTCTAGGATTGCGCTTAGGGTTAACTAATAATTGTTTTGTATCATTATTAAATTTTATATACCCTTTTACTTCATTTGTTGCTAAAAAGTTTTCTATGTTCTCACTATGTCCACCTTCTTTAGCTGAAAATGCAAAATTTTTAGACATTCTTAGTAACAAAATTCCTACAAGTATTACTACTATCCCAAATGGAGGTAAAGGTATAGTACTAAGTATTCCTATAATGATAAAGGCTATTCCTGTTATCGAATATAGCTTTGAATATGTGTTATATTGCTTTTTAGAGTATGTTGTTCCTGCTTTCATTTAAATTCCTCTTTTCCAAATTTTTACATAATTTATATTATAGTACATCAGAATTTAAAATACCATCCCCCATAAGAATTCTAGCAATTTCATCTTCTTTTTCTTTTTGTTCCTTATCTACATATTCAGGAAATTTATATAATTGTTTCATATTTCTATAGAATGCTTTTTCTTCTTTATCTTTTATTTTAGATAAATCAATTGCTCTATATTTCATAATTTCACAAATTTTATTATCCTCTTTTAACGATTCAAACATAGATTTAAATTTCCACCAATGTAAATCATTTATATCTTGTAAATCTATTCCATACTGACTTAAAAAAGCACTATAGATATAGGAATCATCATATTCATAAGAATATACTTGCTCAACTTTAGCTGAAGTTTTTCCTGTTCCTTCTGTATTATCTTCTTTTCCACAGGCATAAAACCATAATATTTTATAAATAGCTTCTTCAAAATATTGTTCTGGAGGAATAGATGGATAATATAATTCCAAAGCTTGCTTGAACTTTAAATCATCAGAAATAGAACCATCATACATTAATAATTCAAATAAAATAGATGTACGAAAATCAGAGTTGATTTTGTACATCTTTTTACCAATTCTTACTTCTTTAGGAAGTATATCAATAAGCATATTCATTATTTTTTATTATGATTTTTGTTATAATTCTTCTTATTTTGATGATTTGGATGTCTTCTATTTACTCGATTTGGAGAATATTTTTTTATAGATTCATCAAGTTCTTTTTCAACCTCTGCATCTTCTTCACGAATACCAATAGCTAATTCTTCAAAAGCTTTCATTGCCAATTTAAGATTTACTTTACCCTTAAATATTTTTTCACTTGAGTCTTTTCCTAAAATATTATTGAAGCAATCAGATACTATAGTTACAGTTTCTCGTATAGCTTGAGATCTACTTACATTACCATCTACATTATTAAGTCTTTCAACTACCCTATTCATTTCTTTTTCTATCTTTTCGGATACATCTAAATCCATTGTTTCTAATTCAAATTCTTCACTTAAAATTTTTATCATTAGTTACTCTCTCCTTGTTTAGTTTGATTTGGTTGTTTAGGTTCAAACCCTATCGTAAAGGTCTTAGTACTTGTATCAAAAGTACCTACTACTAAATCTCCAATACCTAAAAACTTACCTTTAGCACTCATTTCATTATCTTTAGCCTCAAAGTCATCTATAGATACTGCTACTTTAAACTTTCTAGCTCTAAATCCATTTTCTGTATTTGATGGTTTATCTAAATCTACTTTTATATATTCAGTTTCAGCATCTGATCCAGTTTTTTGAAGTTCTCCAATATCACATATAAAATCTATAGCCTTTTCATCTCTTATTTGGTCTGTCTCAAATCCAAATTCAGTTTCATATCCTGTTATACTTGTTGTTGCTGATTTCTCATGTATATATTGTTTAGTTGTTGTTTTAGCACTAGGACTCTCATTAAGTTCAGTAAATCCTGTTCCCATGAAAACAAAGTCCTCACCAACTTTCAAATAATCAGCTACTAATTTTCTCTTTCTTACAGCCATTTTATTTACATCCTTTCCATATAAATTAATCTCATTTGTATCTGATATTGAGCCTTATCAATATCAGTTTGAAAAGCATATCCATTGCTTGTTACCTCTAGGGATAAAGACTCTTTATTATCTAAAATAGGTAATTTTTCATTATTATTATTTTCTTCAATCCAATTTGCAAATTTTTCATAAAAGTTTATGTTGTCTAAGTTATTAAATATATCTTGGCCATAACTTTCTCTACTTGCAAATATAAATTGTTCTTGTCTTTTACTAGATCCATCAACGTACTTTTTAATAATAGGATTACAAGGAACTTTTTCTATAGAATAGGTTGTTGATTCTGAGTCTAAATAATCAACACCTATTCTTACAGCTCCCTCAAACTCTTCTAAAAAAGGACATTGTTTTATAAAACTTCGGATACTTTCTATAATAGTCATTATCTAGACCTACCCCCTACAAATACAGCAACAGATTTTACAATTTCACTACCTTTATCAGCCCACATTCTTTCAGTCCATCGCTTCCCTCTTATGCCACCTTTATTTGTTCCTTGTTTCCCATTTCCTGAGTTACTATAGTACTGTCTACTAGCATAAGGAGCCTTATACTCAATTTTCCCATTTGATATGGTTACTTGAGTATCTTTAAGAGCACCTGACTTAAATGGAACATAAGGATTTGATAACCTAGCTACTTCATTAGTAAAAAATTCTTGAGCTCTACCTCTATCTTCCAGATTACGTCTTGATAAAATCTCATCCATTCCGACTAACTTACAATTAATATTCAGTGGCATTATTTAGCACCTACTTCCCAGTGTCTTAAATATTCACTTCCAAAGTCATTTTTTATTACACTTACTATCGTTCCAACGGTAGCAATTCTTTCTAAATCTTTAATTTGTTTACCTTTTTCATATGAAGAAAGTTCAAAATCAATTAAATCTTCAACTATAAAATCACCTTTTTTAAATGTATAAAAATTCTTTGCTTCATCAATATTTAACCTATTAAATTCTCCTGGAGATACATACGCTTTATTTAATTCTGATTTGACTATAAAAGGTATAAAGCAAGTTATTTTATCAGCACTTAATAACCCTTTATCACTAACTGTAATAGCTTGCTCCCCCTGCCAATCAATATCATATAAATAAGTTCTTACATACTCTGTACGCTCTGTTTCTTTGTTGTATATACTATTAAACAAAGTCATATTAGCCATAGTTTATACACCTCTATAAAGTAAGTCTTTAGGTAAATAGATACTTATTTCTGCATATAAATTTTCTTTAAATTTCTCTACTAATGATTCAGAATAAGATACACTACGCTTTCCAACACTTTCACTAGATTTAAAGCTCACTTCATCATCATATTTTTTTAGTTTTTCTAAAGTTATACATGCAGCTATTTTAATATCATCATTTAAATTACTTTCATTGATTCTATTAAACGTTATAGTATCTATAAATTTCCTTGCTTTAAATTCATATAAAGAAAAGTCTTCGGAAGATAATTTTCCTCCAAAGACTTCTTGATAAAACTTATAATCTATATATTTACTCATATTACTATCCTCTAGTAATTACTCTAGCTATAGGAATTGATTTATGATCTATATATTCTTTTGTCTTACCTTGATTATTACATAATTCCCAGTTAGCTCCATTCTCTAGCTCTTCATCAGTTGGAGATAAACTAGCCATTGATGCTTTAGTAAATGATATTCCAAATGGAGCAAATACCTTTCTTTGTCTACTATAAAGAGTAGTTTCTCCACCATTTGTTTTAGGATCTCTAGCCATTTCATTAGGAACTTTAGCTCCACAATCCGTAAATTCAAATGCACCATCACCTAATACATAACTAGTATACTTATTATAAGCTGGTTCATAATCTGGTTGTCCTTCAGTTCCTGATGCTTCTATATGTTCAACTGGCATAGCATCATCTATAAGTACAACTCTACCGTTTAAAGTTCCTAAAGTTAAATCTCTTTCTATACCTTGTCCATCAGTATACTTCATGTATGCTATTAATTTTAAGTTCTCTAAATTAGTAGCTACAGCTGAGTGCATTATTGATATAGAGAATTTAGCTTTATTATCTCCTAGGGCCTTTTGTATTGCAGTATTTAAAGTAGTTGCACTAAATACTTGTTCTTCTTTATTGTTAGCTGTAGTTATATCATAAGTATGTTCATTTACAAACTTTAAGTTTTCCTTTCCTGTCATACTAAAAATACCTTTTATAACAGATAATAGTATAGCTTGATCTACATCATCCCAATACTCAGCAACTTGATCTCCTACTTGCTCCATAAAATCTTTACCTCCAGTTATATCATAACTAAAGTCTGTCTCCACCCAAGCAGCCTGTCTTCCTACTACAACCCTACTATGACTAAAAGTTTTTAACTTTTGTGCTTCAGCTGATGTTTTACCATCATAGTTTTGTGCTTTTCCGCCTATTCTTCCTGTTATAGGTATAGTTGCATAGTTTCCACCCACTTGAGCACTAAATAAGTTAGCTATATCTTGTCTTTGTCTTATAGCTTTACTCTTTATAAGCTCTTTTCTGTTTAAATTAGGTACCGTCTCCATGTATTGGCCGAATACCTCACCATTAAATATTTTTTCATCAAAACTTGGCATTTACATTCCTTCTTTCTTTATATTATTTTAAAATTACTATCTAAAGCTAACTTCCATATTTGGATTAGCATTTTTAGCTTGCATTAGCTCACTTAACGACTTTGTAGTAGCTCCACCATCGCCCCCATTAGTTCGCTTTGTGAATTGAATATTAGTATTGTTAGTAGATTCCTGTGATTTAAATAAGAAACTCTTACCTTCTTTCAAACCATTTATTTGTTCATCTAACCCTGTAATTTTTCCATCATCAGATAAAATAAGTTTAGATTTATCTATTAATCCACTTACTAGATCCACGTCCTGAGCTGAATCAGTTATAGCTAATTTAATAGCATTAGTTAATTTTAAATCTTTAAGCTCTGCTTGATATTCTTCATCTTTCTTTTTATTATCATTTTGTAATTGTTCTATTTGCTGCTTTAAAGTAGCATTATCTCCAGCTGATTTCTTTAAGTCTTCTAATTGAGTATTTCTATCTTTAATATCTGTTTCTAATTGCTTTTTAGCTTGCTTAACTTCATCAAACTTAGATTTCTCTATATATTTAGAGCTATCAACTAGATCTATGTCTTTATACTTGGATTTCATCTCCTCAGATAACGTATTATAGCTATCCCCTAATATTTCACTTAACTTTGGCATTTACATTCATTCCTTTCTCATATTAAATTTTTGCATAATAAAAGCACCTACTATTTTTTAATTAGTAAGTGCTTTTATTCTAATAAATTGCTTTTCTCTATTAAATCTATGTCTTCAGATATGTGTTTTTTATCCTCATTAGTAAATAAATTATTATATTTACCATTTTTTATATCTTCATATGATTTTTTTATTTTTTCTAATATCCCTTTATCTAGCTCATTTATTCTATCTTTTAAAATTAGATATGCACCAATAGCTAAATAATGACAAGCATTTTCTGCTGGATATTCACCTGTCATATATACGTCACTTTCATGTATAAACCAATTAACACAAGGATTAAGCCCATCTCTTTCTATATGATGTATATACGTATCTATAAAGTCACCCTTAATATCTTCTAAATATTCTAATTCCATAATTATCTTCCTTTCCATCCCTCAAGAGTTTTACCTGAAACTACATTAACTTTTATATTAGGATATTTTTTCATAAATTGCTTAGCTACATTCCTGCAACTTTCACACATTTTCTTTTCCGAAATCATATTAATTTCAATAATGTTTTCATTCTTTATTTCATCAACTAGAAACTCAAAAAACTTAGCCTCTGTATCATATTTTCTAGGGATAGTATTTACTTCTCCATCAACCATATCCCCCAATTCACTAGTTTTAAATATTCTGTTTTCTTTAAGTAAAACTAACTTACTTTTATCCCCTTTGTACTTTACATAATACTTATCAGTTATATCAGATATTCTGCTTGAAGCAAATTTTACTTTATTGTTATATTCTAGAATAGCAAAATTCCCTTTCTTTTTATGAGAACTTATTTGATTGTTTCGCTTTGCGTCCAATCCTAATTTATCTAATTCAATAATTTTTTTAGGAGATATATATCCAAAATCGGTTTGATATAGATTAACTATATATAATTTTTCTTTTAATTTATTAAATTCTATAGGTTTATTATACCTTATATCTTTAAATTCTTCTAATGTTTTTGGTGCTAAAGTACCTAATCCAGCTTTAAATTTATTAAACTCTTGTTGATCATATTTTTTCTTAGCCCATACAGCCTTTTGAGATATACTTTTGTTAAACTTATATGCTTGTAACCTATCTTTTTCTGTAGGTATATCAGCAAATTTGCTAAACTCTCTATAGTACTTTTCTTGTTGCTTAAGGATAATACTAGCATTAGTAAATTCATCTTTAAGACCTGCTGCTTCATACCCCACTAATTGAGTTCTAGTTTTCCTAATTGCTCTTTCAATCTGCCTTTGATGTTGGGTTGCTTCATAGTAAGTGTACATTTTCCCATTATATTCAAATGGTGAGGGATCTATATTATCTAGCTCTTCATCAGTGTATGCTCTATTACTTATTCCTGGAATAAATGGATAAAAACTATGTCTACAATTCCACCCTCCAAGTCCTGGACCTGTACCATATCCTGTACTTTCTATAAATGGGGGATATTCTTTGCTATTACCACTATAACAAAATACTTTTCCTTGCCATTTTGCATGACTTGGTCTTGCACCTATATGTGCTGTAGTTTCTACAAAATCATTTCCTGTTTCTTTCATACCTTCTAATGTTAGCTTTTGTGACATTTGATTAGATCCAGTCATAACTGCTCTTCTAACAGCTACATCTATTCTATTTGCTACTCCACTTTCATAATCAACACTTCTTATACCACTTTCACATAGTCTATCAACTGCTTGTTTAATAGCAGTATTATAACTTGTTGAACCTGATTTAATTTGCATAACTGCTAAATCCATTGCATCATGATAATATTTGGCTATAGGCTTATATACTACTTTCCCATTTATTTTTTGTGCAAATCCCATGGATTGAGTTAAATTATATAAATCTCCTGAAGTTTGTTTTATAGCAGACTTCATTATATTAGCTAATGCTGCATTCTCTGTTATTTTAACAGTATCCAATCCTGCAACACTATATAATTCATTTTCTTTTGCAATAGAGTATAAGCCAACATCATTGAATAATTCATTTATTTCTTGTTCTGTTAGCCCTGATATCCCTTTAATCTTTTCTTTTATAAGATTAAGAGATATACCTATTTCATTAGCTCTTATAGTTTCTAATTTTGCACTATCTGTTAAATTACCTACCTTAGCAATCCTTCTAGCTATATCAGCTATTATAAAATCCTCTAGTTCTTGATATAAATTAATAAAACTATCAGGTATATTTTTTAATTCTTCTGGAGTTAAGGCCATATTATTCCTCTATCTCGTCGAAAGGAGTTTTAGTTTTTATACTATCTTCAATATCAGGCATCATTTTTAATGCTTCTTCTTCTGATACTCCATATTTCTTAGCTAAATATATCTCAGGTCTTAATATATTGGCTGAAACATCATTTCGCATTGATTCTAATTCGCTATCTTTATCAAGTATGAGTGAATCATCCCAATCAAAACTAACATCTTTGTCTATATCTATAGGACTTGTATTTAACTTATATAAAGTTGCTAAATCACTAATACTTACTATTAAATCTTTAAGAGCTTTTTCTAATGATTTCTGTATATCTTTAACAGTTGAATAACTTCTTTGTTTAGATGTTTTTATCTCAGTTGCAGTTTTAGATACATCATTAACGTCACTCAAAGTTCCATAAGCAAGCCCACAATTAAACTCTATCCTTCTTAATAAGTTATTCAATCCATTAAATAAATTGCTATCTCTTATGTCAGGACTAAATGTATCAAAATTTCTTTTACCATCTTTATCTTCCCATGGAAAAGCTCTGTATAATCGCTCTTTACCTTTAGGAAGTTCAGGATCTCCATCTTTATTTATTTTAAATAAACTTTCAGATACATTTATAGCTAATTCTGAACCTTCATATTCCCATAATATCCGAGAATATTGTTTATCTGCTTCTTTTATTAAATCACTAGCTTTAGCATAACATGATACTCCTAAAGGACTATTAATATCTATAGCATTAGCCTGAGGTATCTTGAAATAACTATATAATGGTCTATTAACATTGTTTAACGTGATTTCTTCTTGTAATTGACTCCACTCTGGTACACTTGCTAGTATAGTTCTTTTACCTAAACTATTATCTTTTATAAGATTACTTTTTACATATGCTATGTTCTTTATAGTGTACTTACCTTCTTTAAAGTCATGATACTCTAATCTTGTATATTTCTTATCCCCAATAATTTTATACTCTAAAAAAACTGCTGCTGTAATTTCTCCTATAGCATTGTATGAAATAGGTAAAAAGTTATCTTGTTGAATAAGATCTACCTCTATATTACTTCCATTAAAATAGGGTTTAAATATTAATCCACCTTTAGCACATGCATATTCTGTATTAATTCTTAATACATCAATTAGCTCTTGATAGATTTTATTTAAACCCTCATTATTATTTATATTACTTTTAAATTCTATAGTTACTAACCTTGCTAACTCATTAGCTATAGCTCCAGGTAGTCCTAATGATTCTGTTTTATCATCAATCCAAGGTGGAATATTGTTATACATATTGCTCCATAAATTAATTGCGTTTGCCATATCATCATTCATAGCAATTTCTATATTTAATTCTTTAGCAATATCAATCCTATTTATCATATTATAAACCACCCCCTTAATAATTTTTTTTAATTTTGAGAACATATAAATTACCTCATTTAAAGTTTTACCACCAAAATAATAAATTAAAGTTATTATCCTATTTAAAAGGATTTTTATTTATTATTTAAAGTTATATATATGTTTTTGTTTATTTCTATAGATTTTTCTAAACTTTATTTATTTAATTTTTATATTTCTATTAAAATCAATAAATTATATACTTTTATAAAATCACTTTTAACCATTGAAATTAAGCCATTTCATCGAAATTAAATTCCAACTATTCCCTAAATACATATTTAACGGATAGTTTTTTATTAAAAGCTATCTTTGTATGAACACATCTAATAAACGTCTTATATCTCTTTCAAAACTATATTCAAAGGCATCTAATGTATCTATATCAGATGTTCCATCGTCTAGTCTTTTATTCTTAAGTTCTTTTGGATTCCATATAGCAGTGCTTAAAGCATCTTTAAGTGTTTCACAATCTTCAGTATACTTAAATCTACCTTGAGCTATTAGTTTTGTAGTAGCGTTAATCCTATCATTTACACTAGTTTTCCATGCATCAGCAACCCTTATATTTAAGCCTTCTTTTATAGCTGAATTTCTTAACCCTCTAATTAGTACTTGCTCTGCACTATCACAATAAGCCGCTTCTGAATATCCATATTTATAATTTATTTTCTTTACAAAGTCAGTAAATAAATCTCCTAACTTCTCAGGATCTATATCATCTCCAAAATGTCTTTCACTTGCTAATACTATTATTTCCTTAAATCCAGCTGTAATACCAGTTGCTACAAATGCATGACCTGACTTGTTGCCTCCAAAGTCTACTGCTATTACTATTTTAATTAGATTAGCAACTTCTCTATTTGATATAAGATATTTCTCGATATTATTAGCAAACTGTCTATATATAAGCCCTTCTGCAATACACCTTTTTCCTAATATATCTTTCTGATACCATATAGAACTCTTGTCATACTGACTCTTTATTTCTTCTTTTCTTTCATCTGGGATATTAATATTATCATCTATAGTAAAATGTTGATAATTATATCCACCTCTTAAAGTGCCTTCTTCATACTTTTTCTTATAGTTATCTATATACTCTTTGTATATAGGTGCATTAGGATTATCTGGGTTAAGGTCCCAAAATATCTTTCTTTTTTTAGCAGCGATAGTTCTATTGAATACCTCTTTTATAGAGTTATCATGATGTAAGTTAATCTCAGTTGCTATCCACATTCCATATGAGTTACCTCTTATCTTTTTATAACTATCAGCCTTAGCTCCACCAGCAAATATAACTATCCTTTGTTTATTATTTGTTGCTGGACCTTTAATATAAAGACATTCATTTCCTTTAAACTTTCCCCAATGACATTGACCTCTAAATATATATTCTAGTCCAAAGCCATTAGCATCACCTATATTTAACTTAGCATTTGCACTTGTAGAACCAGTAGCTAAATGTATTCTATCCTGTGTGCTTTTTAGTTCATGTGCAAATGCAAATACATTATCTACAGTCTTTCCTGCTCTTACAGCTCCTTCTGCAAAATTATATGTATTTTTAGAGCAGGCTCTAATATACTCTTTATGCTTTTCAGAGAAATTAAAGTTAATAGTTTTCTTTTTCTTAATCGCCATATATTTCACTCTCTATATCGCTAGTATCCTCTACCTCTTGGTTATCTCCTGTAAGTTTATTTGTTTGAGCTTTTATTAATTCTAACCTTGCTTTTTGTTCTTTATTAGCTAAGTCCCAATTCTTATGCAATAGATCTTCATAGTTTTTTATCATCTTAGATAATGTGTCTTTCATCCTAGCTAAAGCCGTAGCTGCTTTTGTTTCCTTTTCTATAGCGAATAATATTTCATTTTCAGTAAATCCTTCACCTTGTTTTTTAACTTCTATTGTATGGTCCTTTGAGTTCTTAACATCAATTATCTTATAAGAGCTAGTTATTTTAGCATCTAGCATAATAATATTTCTCCATAATTTATCCAAAGAAGATTCTCCATCTAATACCTTTATTGTATTTAATATACTCTTAGGTAATATATCTTGCATCTTTGATAATATTCTATCTGCAGACATATATGCTCCATGTTGAACACTATTTGTATTTCCCTTTTTCCCTCCCGGCCCACCTTTATTTCCTTTTGCATTCTGATTTCCTTTAGGGGCTCCAGGCTTAGGTATTCTTTCAGACCATTTATCATTATATTTCCAAGTTCTAATATTAGCTGGCTTTTCATTTAACATAGATGCAATTTCAGTTAATTTTATATTGCCTCTTTTTTCTATGTAAATTTCACATGCCTTTTCTCTGTTTGGATTTTTTACTCTTACTATATTAATCACCTCTTTCCAACTATTTCCTAAGTATCGTTATATGTATTTAAAATAAAATAAAATAAACACCCTTACAATCCATTTAATGGGCTATAAGGGTGTTTTTACTAGATTATTTAAATATATTTTTAAGGGATAGTGAATAAGAAATTTAGTATTTCAGGACAGTATATATCATTATTTAAAGACTTACTTGTCTATACTGAAAGTTGTTATCTTACTAAACTCTATATGTTCTTCTCTTTTGGTGAAAGGTCCCATATCTCCAGTCTTTTTGAAGCAGTATCTTCCTCTTCCAACTCCTTTAGCCACTCCATCATACCAATTAATAAAAGCTGTCACTTCTTCATCAGATAA